CACTTTACGAACAGCGTCTATCAGTACTGTCACAGGAACTTTGCTCGCAGAGTCTTTGCGATAAAGGGTGTGGGCGGAGAAGGTAGAGCGATTGCCGGTAAGCCATCAAGGAATAATGTGGTAAAGTGTCGCCTATTTCCTATCGGTGTTGATACGATTAAAGACCTTGTCTTTGCGCGTCTTAGAATTGAAGAGGCTGGCCCAGGATACATAAACTTCTCTGATACGTTGAACGAAGAATACTTCCGGCAGCTTACGGCTGAGAAGATAATAACGAAACTTGTCAGAGGATTTAAAAAGAGAGTCTTTCAGAAGATAAGAAATCGTAATGAGGCTTTAGATTGTTATGTTTACTCTCTAGCCGCTTATAGTATAATCAACGTATCTGTCAATAGCATTGCGGATAAAATTCAGGCAAGATCTGAAAGACCAGAGGTTCCTGAAGAGCCAGAGGTCCAGCCTGTAACTAGAAGAAGGCCAGTGCAACGAAGGCCTAGACAAAACTATACCAACGCATGGCGGTGAAATGGCAAACCTATTTGATGCTAGTAATTACCCAAGCCAAGAACCAGAAACCTTGGTTGTCGGTGATCGGTGGGTTTGGCAACGTCCTGACCTTGTTACGGATTATCCGACAGACCAGTACGCTTTAACGTATGAATTTCATTGCGACTCTGGTGGTGGTGGTAGTCATAAGTTTACTGTTACAGCTTCAGAAACCAGCACGGCGTATGTTGTAGAGGTTAGTTCGGTAACTACAGCCGGATACAATGCTCATCAATACAAATGGTACGCTTTTATAACCAGAACCTCTGATTCACAACGAGTTGCTGTTGATAACGGCATAACAACACTTGTGGTGAACTATGCCGACAGCAATGCCGATGTAAGAACCCACGCTAAGAAAGTCTTAGACTCTATCCAAGCTGTTATTGAGAATAGAGCAACTGTGGATCAAAGCTCATTCACAATCGCTGGCAGAAGCCTATCTAGAATGACCATAGAAGAATTGTTCATGGTTAGAGACAGATACCGAGCCGAATATAACGAAGAAGTCAAAAAGGCTAGAATCAGAAACAAGAAGCCGTCTGGCAATTTAATTGGAGTAAGATTTTAATGGCTTGGAACCCTTTTAAACGAAAAGAGATCCGTAAACAGATCAAGATGCAAAGATCGTTTAAAGGTGCTCAAGGTGGTCGGTTATTTGCCGACTTTTTTAGTTCTTCAGCTTCCGCAGATCAGGAACTAAGGCAAGCACTGGTCACTTTGCGGAACAGAAGCCGTGAACTGTCACGAAATGACGCTTATGTAGCCAGATACCTAAACCTACTAACGTCTAACGTGGTTGGACATAACGGTATTAGGGTTAATGCCAAGTCTAGAGACTCTGACGGCACCTTGGATTCTGTTGCTAACTCAACGATTGAGATGGCGTGGAAGAAGTGGTCTAAGAAGGGTAACTGCACTGTGGACGGTCAGATGTCCATGATTGACTGTCAAAGGATGTTTATTGAGGCTCTAGCCCGCGATGGTGAGGTCTTAATTCGTCAGATTACAGATCCTACAAGCGAATTTGGTTATAAGATTGAGTTTCTGGAAGCAGATCACCTTAACGACACTAAAAACGAGATCTACACTAACGGCAACAAGGTTGTCATGGGTGTTGAGATCAACGACAAGCGAAAACCTGTCGCGTATCACTTATATAAGAACCATCCAAACGATTTAGGCCTTAATCAGAGCAATGAAACGATCAGGGTCCCAGCAGAAGAGATAATTCACGCCTTTGTACGCCAAAGACCTGAACAGACCCGGGGTTATCCGTTTGTGGCGCCTGTGATGGGCAATATCAAAATGCTGAACGGCTATTATGAAGCTGAGATCACTGCTGCTAGGGTTTCCTCGGCAAAGATGGGCTTCTTTACCAGTCCTGCCGGCGATGGATACGTTGGCGATGAGATGCAGGACGAATACACTCCGATAATGTCCGCGGAACCAGCTACGTTTGAGCAGCTCCCTGCCGGAATGGACTTTAAGGCATTTGACCCTGCCCATCCTACGACAGCGTTTGAGAGCTTTTCTACTGCTATCCTGAGAAGTATTGCTTCAGGTTTAAACATTAGTTATCACTCAATCTCTAACGACTTGTCTAGCGTGAACTATTCGTCTCTACGAGCGGGTAGCTTAGAGGATAGGGATCAATACAGGATACTTCAGAAGTTCATGGTTGAGCATTTTATTGAGCCGGTATTTAGAAGCTGGCTGAAGAACGCCATGACCCGTTCAATCAACCTTCCCATCACAAAGTACGACAAGTTCGCCGAAGGTGTGTCTTACATTCCTCGTAGTTGGGGTTGGGTAGACCCGCAGAAGGAAATGCAAGCTAACATTGCTGGACTTCAGAACGGTATCGTGACGTATCAAGACATTGAGGCTAACTACGGGCGTGATGTTGAAGAGTTATTTGAACAGCACGAACGAGAGCAGAAACTTGCTGAACAGTATGGGATAAAGACAGCCTTCCAGCCTTTTGGTATCAAACTGCCGACAGAAGCCGAGGTTGAAGGAAGAGAAAATGCCGAGCCCGAATAGTGGAATGAAGTCAGAGGCCCGAAAAGGCTTGGATTGGCGTAGCGAATTCGGTCGCGGTGGTACTGAAGTTGGTATCGCTAGAGCCAGAGACATTGTTAACGCCAAAGATCTGTCAGATTCTACGGTAAAGAGGATGTATTCGTTCTTTTCTCGGCATGAAGTGGACAAGAAGGCGCAAGGCTTTAGGCCTGGAGAGAAAGGATACCCGTCAAACGGGCGAATAGCTTGGGCATTATGGGGTGGAGATGCTGGCTTTTCATGGTCTAAGAGGCTTGTCAACCAGATGAAAAAAGACGAAAGATGGTCTGAATCTATTGACAAAGATGATACTATTGAGCCAGAACAAGAGGTGATACAAATGGAAAGACATGTTGTAGGGGTTGAAGAAACCGAAGACAGCTTTATCGTTGAATTTAGGAAAGCCGAGATAGAAGCTGCCGAAGAACCTGTTGAAGATGTTGTAGAAGAAAAAGCAGCAGAATCAGATGATGAAGAATATCAGGCTATGGCCCGTGATATGGTTTCTGACAAAGTAATTTATAGGACAATTGACCTTTCTCGCGGAGCTATTGACGAGCAAAAGCGTATTGTCCGAATTGGCGTTTCATCAGAAACACCAGTTGAACGAGATTTTGGCTTAGAGGTTTTGGGCCATAATAAAGAAGACATAGATATGGAATTTATGGCTTCTGGTCGCGCACCGCTTCTGAACAACCATAAGATGGATGAACAGATCGGGGTTGTGCGGTCATTTTACCTTGATGAGGCGCAGCGGCGTACCGTTGCGTTGGTTGAATTTGGCAATTCAGCCTTGGCTCAAGAGGTTTTTGAGGATGTTAGAACAGGCATTAAGCAAAACATTAGTGTCGGTTACAGCATTAACAAAATGGTTCGTTCCAAAGACGGCGAAGGAAAGGAGTACTACAGGGCTAGTTGGACACCGATGGAAGCATCAATTGTCGCTGTCCCTGCTGACCCCTCTAAGTTCGTTGGCGTTGGACGATCCACCGAAAAAACTTTAAACACTAATAAGGTGACTACTATGACTGAAGAAGTAAAAGTAGATGTTCGCCAAGTAAGTGATTCAGCCAAGGCAGAAGCGTTAGCCAATGTCGGTGAAATCATTTCTTTGGGTAAGCATCATAATCAGCGTGATTTAGCCGACAAAGCTATTGAACGTGGTGTATCCGTTGATCAATTCAAAGGCGAGCTTCTTGAAGCTGTCCGAAATGATCGTCCTTTAGAAACTCCTGCTGCTGTCGTTGACGTAGCTAAGAGCGAACAGCGTGAGTATAGCTTGATCCGAGCTATCAAAGCTCATTCATCTGGCGACTGGCGCGAAGCTGGTTACGAGCGTGAAATCTCTGATGAGATCGCACTCCGTTCTGGCAAGGAAGCTCGTGGTTTCTACGTTCCTGCTAACATCAACTGGGGTCAGCGAGACCAAACTAAATCACCAACTTCTGCTGGTGGTTTCTTGGTTGGTACTGATCATCTTGCTGATCAATTCATTGAAGCGCTTTATGGTCGTTTGACTGTAGCTTCTTTGGGTGCTCGCATCATGCAAGGCCTGAAAGGTGATATTGCTATTCCTAAGCTTAGTGCTTCTGTAACCAACTCAGCATTCGTTGCTGAAGGTGCAGCGCCTAGTGAAGGTGCAGCTACGTTCTCGCAAGTGACGATGTCCCCGAAAACGCTGGCAGCTTATGTTGACGTATCGCGAAGGCTTACGCAGCAGTCAGACCCCTCGGTAGAACAAGTACTTCGTAACGACATTATCAATACCTTCGCACGAAGAATTGATGATGCTGCTATTGAAGGCGGTGCTACTAATGGACCTTCTGGGATCATTGCTAACGGCTCTACTAACGTAGTTGCGATGGGCACCAATGGTGCTGCAATCACCTACGCTAAAGTAGTTGAGATGATGAAAGCTGTAGAAGAAGATAATGCTCTCATCAACAGCTCTGCTTTCTTGACCAATCCTAAAGTCATCGCGGCTTTACGGACTACGGCAAGACAAGCAAACGGCGTTGAAGGCAACTTCATCATGGATGCCAACCAGTCAATCTTGGGTACTAATGTTGCTTCTAGCACCATCGTTCCTTCTGATTTGGCTAAAGGCACTGGATCTAACCTGTCAGCAATGGTCTACGGCGATTTCAGCCAGGTCATGATCGGTTTCTGGTCAGGTGTTGACGTTGTTGTTGACCAAAGCAGCTTGTCTACTTCTGGTGGTACGCGACTCGCGTTCTTCCAAGACTTAGATGTCGCTATTAGATATCCTGAGTCTTTCTCAGTAATCAAAGACATCATTGCAAGCTAATGAGAAAGGGGGGCTTCGGCCC